CATGGCGAACTATCCGACGTTCAGGAAGTAGTGATTTTCGATGAATATACGGGCTCCTATGACCAAGCGCCACGGTATGCAGTTGAATACTTAGAACAGGAAGCCGATAGCCATTTATTAAAAGTAACCCGCACTGAATATAACGGGACGCGGGAATCCAAGAATGTGCGCGTATACTTGGATAATTCAGGCGGACATATCAATATTCAATGACCCAAAGCCCCGGCATCTGTCGGGGCTTTTTTGTACCTTTAGGACAATGAAGGCCGCCAAAATAAGGTTTCATCATAGAGAAAACACAAACCTTTAGAACAATCCGTCCAAAAATAAAAGCCTCAAAAATTAGGGGCGGAATCCATTGTTATTAAAATGCCTGCTCCCACCTTTGCCCTGAGAGATTGTTTTTCATGGCAGAAGGGAAGCTGACGATAAAGCAGGAGAAGTTCTGCAACAAGTACCTCGAGTGCGGCAACGCATCCGAGGCGTATCGCTTTGCGTATGAGTGTTCGAAAATGAGCGATGAAACGGTATGGAAAAGATCGAGCGAGCTACTTCAAAACGGGGAGGTTACGGGGAGGGTAAAACAACTTCAAGCCCAATTAGCCGAAAAAGAACTTATCACCAAAGAGGAGCTAATCCGGCTTAATGTATCCATCATTAATGCCGACGTACTCGACTTTGTCGATGCCGACATGGTTGATATGAAAACCGAATATGGCGTACGGCAGGTTCCCTCAATTTCTTTCCAAGACCTAAAATCTCTTCCGCCTGAAAAACGGCGTTTAATCCAGTCCATAAAGATTGACCGTTCAGGTAGCCCCGTCGTGGAATTGATGGACAAAAGCAAGGCGATAGAAACCATCAACCGCATGCTCGGATACAATGCCCCGGAGAAAACTGCCAACACTGACACTAAAGGTAATGACCTTCCGCAGCCGACATTCAACACAGATCGTTTCTTTCAATTAATACAAATGAGCAGGAGCGATGACTGATTATTCCAGTGTAGGTGACTTCTTGTTGAAGGAAGGGTGTTTGGCATTTACGTCCGTAATGTTCGAGGCTGTGAACAAACAACCTTTTCGGATTGCGCCCCATCATCGAATAATATGCCATAAACTCGACCAAGTACTCCGTGGAGAACACCCGACTAATAGGCTCATGTTTAACATTCCTCCGCGACATTCTAAAACAGAGTTAGCCGTCGTGTCTTTCTCTGCGATAGGATTTGCCATCAATCCGCGTTCCGAGTTCATGCATCTTTCGAGTAGCGATCAACTTACTACCCGGAATGTTACGAACATACGAAGGATCATGGAGGATCCCAATTACCGCGCATTCTTCCCAAATGTCGAACTGTCCAACAATGCCAAAGGAAGTATATCCACCTCAAGCGGGGGCGTAATGTATGCGGCTCCCTTTATGGGTCAAATAACAGGATTTGGATGCGGTAAACTGGGAGCACAAGAATTCAGCGGTGCAATGAGTATTGACGACCCAATGAAGGCGCAGGATAGCTACTCCAGTACTACCAAAGAGCGCATTGGCGAACTGTGGACTTCTACATTCAAGAACCGTCTTAATGACGTTCGCACCCCGGTCATTGTAACAGCTCAAAGGCTCGCTCCAGATGATTTTTGCGGATACTTATTGCAGCTTGAAGGCACGATAGAGGAAGGTGGAGAATGGGATGTTGTCAAATTCCCCGCAATCTTAGATGCAGGGCTACCTACCGAACGTGCACTTTGGGAGGATCGGTTCGCGCTTGATAAATTAAAGCGATACCAAGAAGCGGATCCCTTCATATTTGAGACCCAGTACATGCAGAATCCCAAGCCTCTTGAGGGATTAATGTATCGTGAATTCCGAACATACGACGTTATCCCCTACTCCAAAGATTGCACGCATAAGAATTACACCGATACAGCAGATACGGGAAGCGACTATCTATGTTCGATATGTTACGACGAATTACCCGAGGGAAATTATGTGACCGATGTGCTCTACACAAAAAAGCCCATGGAGTATACCGAACCCAAGACGGCCGAAATGCTTGCAAGGAACAGGACGGAATGGGCTAATATTGAAAGCAATAACGGAGGGCGGGGCTTTGCGCGCAATGTAGAACGCATCCTTCGCCAGATGAACATTACCCACACAACGGTTAGTTGCTTTTGCCAGACCGATAATAAGCAGGTGCGCATATTTACCAAGTCGGCAGACGTCAACAACATGACATTTTTCCCGACAAATTGGGACAAAAGGTGGCCGGAATTCTATCAGGCCATTATGGGATACATGAAAGAAGGGGGCAATGCGCATGACGATGCCCCCGATGCGCTGACCGGATGCTTTGAAAAGCGCAGCACACCGATACAAGACGATGATTTAAGTGATATTAATATTTGGTAAACAATGAACTTTTTAGATCGCCTTTTTACATTTTTCCAAAATAAAACGCTCAATGCATTAGGTGTTGAGCGGGATTTAATGGAGCTTATCAAGGCAAAAGACATCAGCCGGGCTATGTCTTTGATGGAAGATCATGATGTCGAAGTGTCCAAGGCCCTGTGCGAATACAATCCAAAATCCCACGCCGTAATGGGGCGTCGAGACAAAACGAGGAAGGGACAGGAAGATTACCGCACGGAGAAATTGCCCCGCACTCGTCAACGCTATATAAATGAGGTGGAATTGTTCTTCCTGCTTGGAAATCCGATAAAATGGAAGGTATCCGACGAATCCGGTGATGCCGATGCATTTTCGGCTTACAAACAATTCCTTCGAGAAATACGATTCGACAGTAAGATGCGACAGGCTAAACGGCTGGCCGGAGCCGAAACCCAAAGTGCAAAGCTGTATCACATTTACAGGGACGAGGCAACGGGGCTTCCTTGGGTGAAAATAGTTGTGCTGTCGAAGTCTAACGGATATACCTTGCGCCCCATGTTCGACCAATATGGTAACCTCCTCGCATTTGGATGTGGGTATTATTTGAAGGAGGGCGCCGGAACAGTAGAGCATTTCGACATTCATACACCCACTTTTATATTCCGGGGCAGAAAAGCCAAAATAGGTTGGGATGTGACCCCAGTGCTTAATCCAACTGGTAAAATTAACATCATTTATTACAAGCAAAATACGGCATGGGATGGATTGCAGCCCCGAATTGATCGGGAAGAAAGTATTGACTCAAAAACCGCAGACACCAACAATTACTTTGCGGATCCAATGTTCATTGCCACCGCAGAGGTTATCAAAAGTCTTCCCAAAGCTGATTCCCCCGGAAAGGGGATCAAGCTGTCAAGCAAAGATGATCGGTTTGAATACCTTAATCCACCTATGTCGTCTGAAACGAGGCAACAGGAAAAGTCGGATTTAAAAGAATCTATACTTTTCGATACTTTCACTCCGGAATTCACCCCAGAAAAAATGGTCGGATTGGGGACTTTGTCCGGTGAAGCCATTAAGCGCGCAATGGTTCTCGGATATATCAAGCGTGATAATCGAAAAGAGATATACGACGAACTCGTCGACCGGGAAAAGAACCTAATCTTGGCGATTATGATGAATGTAACTCATATCCATATGAGAGACAAACTCGCCACCCTCAAGATCGAGCATGAATTTTCGGAGCCCTTCAACGAAGACATTACTGCAAGGTGGCAATCCATAGGGAAAGCCTATGCAGATGGAGTGCTTTCACTTGAGGAATCTGTAAAATTAATGGGTGTTGCAGATAATTACCAAGAGGAAATCGAAAGAATTAGGCAAATGAAAGAAGCCTCTGCCACAAGCATCTACGAGGATGCAAAAACAAACCTTTCGACCAAAAAAGACGAGAATTCAAGTATCAACACCCCGACTGAATAAAACTTTTAGGACAATGAAGGCTATTATACATCAATTTGATCCGCAAATTTATCCTCGGTTAATAAGGCTTTGAATTACCGTACAAAAAAAGTATAAATTTCCATCCTGCCCATTGTTATTAAAATGCCCGTCGAAATCTTTGCAACAGAGATTAATTAAAATAATATGAAAGAAAAACTTTTAGCACTGCTCCAAACCAAATTTACGGGGGTGGACAATGCGATCCTCGACCGAATCGCAACGAAAAAGTCGGAGAATGTAACGGACGAAGCACAATTACCTACCATAGCAGAGGGGATTGGCTTTCAGGACGTGTTAACCAGCTACGGCGACTACCGTGCAGGGGATGCGCAGCAGACCGCAGTCAAGAACTACGAGAAGCGGCATAACCTCAAAGACGGGAAGCCTATCGAGCAACCTGCCACAGGGGAGCGGCAGGCGAATACTCCTCCCAGTAGCGAAGAGCCCGAATGGTTCAAAGTCTACAAACGCCAGCAGGAAGAGCGTGAAAATGCTGTAAAAGCAAAGTACGATGCCTTGGAAGCAGCGCGTGTAAAGGCCGAACGGGACACACTTCTTCGCTCAGCAGCCAAAGCGGCAAACGTCAATGAATCAGCGTTAGACGACATCCTCGCGCTCGCTTCTGCGATGAACGAGGAAAAGCCGGACGAAACGAAGATCAAAGAAAAGTTCGCGGCTATACAAACGCGATTCGTTGCCGCAGGGCTTGAGGGGCAGGAAACGGCATTCCCCCTCTCCACATCTGAGGCTCAAAGCAAAGAAGAGGCCAAAATGTGGGCTGAAAATCTGCCGGATGCAAAATAAAAACAACAACAAACATGGCTATTAAATTCGAAAAGACACAAGTTAAGGGCGGGTTCCCGGTATTCTGGCGCGGAGAGCGCGAAGTGCTGCCGGGGGATTTCGCCGTGAAGGGCACCTATCCGGAAGGCACGATACTCAAAGAGGGAACGCCTATCAAACTCGATTTCGAGAACATGGAGTGCACCATCTGCAAATCGGCACGAATCGTAGAGGGCGGTACCACAACCAAACCGCGTGTCATCAAGGGCTCTATGTTCCAGATCAACGATGCCGTCAAAGTAGGCGCTTCCTCCGGCACCATCAAGAGCATTAGCACCGCCAACGAATCATACGACGAAATCACATTAAGCGCAGCAATGACAGAAGCAGTAGCAGGCGCTGATCTGCTCGGAGGGGATGAAATTCCGGACGCCGTCATCGAAACGACAAAGGAATACACCAAGGCCAATGGATTTCCGACTGTCTCGGCAGCTTATGGGGCGCGAATCCTCAAGGATGTAGCATACCCCATCCCCGAGACTTGGCTGCAAGGCTACAGTATGAAAAACAACCCTGAAATCAAGTACATCAGACAGTAAAAGACAGGTAAACAATGAGCGAAGTATATTATTCTTCTATTTTCAGCGAGCTGACCAAGCAGGTGCAAGCTCGCATCGACGCAGCATCTGAACTGCGCAAGCGCTTGTTCGACCAAAATGTCTACGAGCGTTTTTTGGAGTGGGATACTCCCACGGTAGGGTTCAATTTCGAAGAGATCATCGGATCGTATAATCTGGGCGTAGCAGCTGCCACCTTGGATTCGAAAGGCAAGGAATCCATTATGGGAACTGAAGGCCTGGCTACAATAGCCAAGAAAGTCCTCATTCACCAAATGACCCTACCGATGCCCATTGAAGACTATCGGAAGGTACTTCAGCTGCTGGATTCACGCATGATCTCAGATCAGGCAAAGAAACAGCAGCTCGTAAACCTCATGTGGGGCGGCGTTGAACGGGTCGTGGAATCCGTACAGGCCAAAATAGACATCATCTTCCTAGGTGCCCTCTCGAACAAAGGGGTATTTTCATTCACTCAGGAAAACAACCCCGAAGGAGGTGTGCGAGGCAATATCGACTATGGCATGCCGCAAGAAAACATCGCCACAGCAGATACACAGTGGACGGAGGGCAACATCGACACGGTCGATGTATTCGAGGATATCCAAGGCATTGTCGATGCGGCTCAGGAGAAGGTGACCTTCGACCGCATCCTTCTGGATCAAAATCGGCTTTCGTACATCCTGCGCAGCAAGAAGATGAAGCAGGTCATCTTCGGCACGGACAAATCATCGTCACCACTTCTGCTGGCCAACCTAAACGAGTTCATGCGGTCGAACGGATTGCCCGTATTCGAGGTGATCCGACGGATGACGCGCATTCAGGACAATGGCAAGATCCGCGAATACAAACCGTGGAATGACAAGAGCCTCGTATTCGTGCCGGAGGGTCGTCTCGGCGTTATCAAAAACGCCTACGCAGACAACGAGCTTCGCCCCGAGCCGGGAGTTGCCTACTCCAACTACGGACGCATCCGCATCTCGCAGTGGGGCAAAGGCGAGACGGATAACTCGAACGGCGTGGAGTTCACGAAGGCGCAATCCATCTCTTTGCCCGTCATTACCGAAATCAACGGTATTTACTCGCTGAGTGTAGAATCGTAGGAGTGCATGACGGTCGCAGAATGCATACATCAGGAGTTCAGCATGGTCGGAACCATCTCCGACTATGGCGTTCGCCGCTTCGCCAGGGAATGGGGTTACGATCCCAACTCCCTGGCGGGTAGCGACCATCAGCAACAACTAATCGCCAAGCGCGTATCCGAATTCATCGACAGCCTGATAATGCACCCTCTGTCGGTAAGCGAAAACGGGCATTCGGTGTCCTGGTCTGAAAGCGCCATGAAGCAACGGGCACAACTGATGCTTCGGCAATATGGCATCACGCCCGGCGAAGAATTGAGCAGCTCTATTGGCCTGTCCTCGATAAAGGATGCTTCGAACTTGTGGTAATATGTATTTCGCGCCCCACATACTCTATTTGAGGATCGATCCTCCCAAACAATACGACGAACTGGGACGTCCGATAGCTATGTCCGAAAATGATGCATGGCAGGAAATAGGTGATTGTCGTTGCGACGACGACACAACCGTCCGCCTTGTATCAGAGAACGGGGAGGTGCGCCAATCGAAATACCACATCGTCTACGAAGGGAGAGGAGTACCCAAAGGAGGTTACGTGAAATGCATTGACAAGGCGACCGGCACAGTACGGGGCGAAGGCTCTGTGGCAATAGCCAAGGTAAACAACTATTTCAACGCTTCAGACCTTTGGATATGATTACAACGGGAGACGCGCGCAACATACTGTTCTCGGCGTGTAAGGGGGTTGGGATAAAGGACATGCACACTTCATGGGCTATCCCCGAGGGGAAAGTCAATAGAGAGCGTATCGTCGTCATCACACCACCCGAGCAGACGTCGGACACGTATTGGGAAAATTGCTTTGTTGCTGTAAACCTGTGCGTCCCCGACATCAAGGGAGAAGCGAACCTAAAACGGCTGGACGAACTCGAACGGGCAGCCAAGGCGAGGTTCAAAGAATGGACATACGGTACTTACGACGGATCCGCATACAGGTACAGGTATGAGAATATCGGCCGCGAAGAAGATGTAAACCTCGGATGCCACTATATCTACATCAGAGTACTATTCAGAGTATTAAACATTAAAAACAACTAAAACAATGGCAAAAGTAATAGCAGTAGGAATCAAGAAGCTGTATTATGCAGACCCCGCGAAGGTCACAGGAGATCTTACGGGTACCCTTCTGGCAACCATCATTAAAGATGTCAGCACGAAACAGGTGGAGAACATCCACCAAGACACATGGAGCATCGAAGAGGATGAGCCGTCTACGACGGAGTACAGGAATCAACTCACCAATGGCGTATATCGCCAAGACACCGAAATGGGTAACATTCAGATGTCGTTTACCATCGGGCAATACGACTATGAAACCAAGGCGGCTTTCATGGGCGGCACGGGGTCGGAGACGTCATGGAAACGTGCGCGAGGCGTCACGCGCATTGAAAAATGCATGATCGCCCTGACGGAAGACAACCAGTATTGCGTCTTTCCGAAGGCCTCGGTTATCGCCCGTAACACCAATAATGAGGGAGCCGTAGGTATCGGTGTAGCAGCTGCTGCCCTGGAACCAGACAACACGGCGGTCTCGTCGGAATATTGGTTCGATTCTTCGGAGGTGGACGTCGAATAAAAACCTCCAAGCCATCAGCAGTCCAGGGGTGGGAGGCGTGTGCCCCTCACCCCTATTTCTTAAAATCAATCTTATGAAATTGGAGTTTATCAGTATCCGCATAGCATCGAAGGGATACACTGTATACAAGATGTCCCCCATGACGGCAACGCGCATCATGACGGCGCGGGATGTCAACAAAGATCCGGACGAGAGTAAGGCATGTATATCGGCGATGGCGCATAGTATAGCCTTGGCGGTTGTCGGCAGCCGCAACATATTCGCGGGTGTCAGGGTGTGGTTTTTACGCCGCAGATTCATGAAGCGGGGCACATTCAACGAGTTGTTCGACTGTTATCAGAAAATACTGCTGATGATACCCCTTGAGGATATTGCCTCGGTTGCAGCCGTAATGGAGGGATTGTCCGCAACAATATCCAAAGACCATGAGTAAATCGGCGGATATTGTCGCCAGGTCATTGCTGAATACGCATCATGCGTCGGTAAAGCTCGGGGTGCTGAAATTCCGGGTATACCAACCGTTCGTGAAGGATTTGGCAAGGGCATTCGCCGGAGGGAAAATAGACGTTTCAATCTCTGGAAGGCAAAAATATTCCATGGAAACAATATCCAAGCTGCTTTTTCGGCGCTCATGGTGCCAAAAACTATTCCTGTGGTACGCCAAGCGGTATGCCACCTGTGAAGAGATTTCCGCCGCGACCATGAAAATAGCCGACATCGTATCGGGCAAAGACTTGTTCGATTCGGTGAAGATCGACAAAACACGCCGGAAAACAGTGTCTGAAACCGTCGGGAATAATACGATAACGGGCATTATTGCAACGATGATGGATCAATTGAACATCTCCTACAACGAAGCCTTCCAAGGCATAAACTACCCTACCATGCTACTCATGATGACCGACAAGGTGCGCACGCTCGTAGGGGACGAGGAAAAAATAGTGCGGGGATCGGGCGCCGATATGGCCCGGAGAAGAAACAATAAGAAAAGAGGCAATAAAGAGCAGCAATGAGCGCATTATCATTCAAAATAAACGCGGAAACCGATAAACTCAAGAGTTTTATTACCATGCTTGAGCGGTTGCGGCAGGTACTGGCCGAAATCCCGGACAGTACAAAGGAATTCGACGTCATAAACCGTAAAATTGGCGAGATGGAGGCGCGTGTCGAGCAGACAATGCGCAAGATCGCCCAGATGGAGCAGCAGGCAATGGATGCGGCGTCCAAGGCTACTGCCTCGGCCACGACTGGAACTGCTGGCGGCAGCTCTACGCCAGGAACAGCGGCTACCCAGGCCGAAACTGCGGCATATCATGAACTTATTGAAGAGCTTAGAGCAGTCAATGCCTCAAAACGGGAGAATGTCGCATTAATATCCCAATACGAAGCGCAGATAAAACGGCTTAAATCAAAAATCATCGATCTTAACAAAACAGAAAGCAGCGGCATAAAACTCACTCAAGACCAAAAAGCAAGCCGTCTTAATGCCTCCGTTTCGATTGAAGAGTATAAGCAAGCCCTATCCCGCGCAAGACAAGAACTCGCCAACCAAATCAAATTAGAGCAGGTTGCCAGAGGGTCTATTGACGAGGTGTCGCAGGCTCTGGGCAGAATGCGGACTATCTACCGCTCTCTGAATGAAAGCGAACGCGGTAGCAACTGGGGACAAAACCTACTTAAAAATATAGAAGGCCTTGACGCAAAAGTTAAAGAACTGGATGCGTCAATGGGCGTCCATACTCGCAATGTCGGCAATTACGCCTCTGGATTCAATATGCTGGGATTCCAAATTCAGCAAGTTGCCCGCGAGTTGCCGTCGCTGGCATATGGCCCGCAAATATTCTTTTCCGCCATATCCAACAACCTGCCGATGCTGGCCGATGAAATAGCACGGGCGAAGAAATCGGTTGATGAATTGAAGAAAGCCGGGCAAACCTTCACGCCCGTATGGAAACAGATTGCATCGTCGATCTTTTCCTGGCAAACCCTGCTTGTGGCCGGCGTAACCGTGCTTACCCTTTACGGCAAGGAGATAACCAACTGGGTAGCGTCGCTGTTCAAAGGTAAAACGACGATAGACGCCTCTGCCGCTGCACTCGAACGCTTTAATTCCGCTATGGCTCAAGGTTCGGTGTCGGCTCAATCCGAATTAACCAAATTGAACCTGCTGTATAGGGCTGCGACAGACCTTTCCAGGCCCTATGAAGAAAGAGCCGAAGCGGTCAAAAAACTGCAAGACATATACCCCGCTTACTTCGGCAATATGGCTGCGGAACAGGTTATGGTCGGAAATGCTGTCGGTGCTTATGAAAACCTGCGCGATGCAATTATCGAGGTCGCAGAGGCGAAGGCTGCCCAAGAACTTATTACAGAGGACAAAAAGAGTATAGCACGCATCAAAAAAACAGGGAATGCCTATACCAATTATTCTAATGCACTGAAAGAGTACAGAAAAGAATATGATAAGGCAATACAGACATACATGGATTTGGGTCAGGGTGGCCAAAGCGCTATTTGGGGTGCTAAAACTTTTGCAGAGGCTAAAACAAACATAACCCAATTCCGGAAAGAATTTATTAGCGCACTATCGAAGCTTGGTGAGGAAGGGAATACTATATGGAAGCGCATTAATGAAGATTATGAAGGTGATGTCGATGCATTTATTGCGGCGATAAATGCCGGCATCGAAAAATTGTCCCCCGCAGCAGAAAAGCTGTACACCGCCTTAACGCCGGATGAACTTAATGCAAAGGCGGAAAAAGCCCGCCAAGAGGCCGAAAACGCAGCAAAAAAAGCCGCATCCGATCAAGAGCGCAATCTAAAGGAGCTCACCAAGCAATTGCAAAAGCTCCGGGATGATGCATTGCAGGCGGAGGTAGATTCCATGAAGGACGGCACGGCCAAGAAACTCGCTCAAATTGACCTCGACTATCAGAAACGTGCCCGAGCCATACAAGAAGCCGAAAAAAAGCTGCTTGAGTTACAAGAAAAGGAAATTGATGCCCAGTATAAAACAGACACTTCGTCTGAACGATTCCTTGCAGGACAGCAGATGATTGCGCAGTACAAAGGGAATGTAAATCATTTGGCGCGCCCACTTGTTGAAGCGGCGGAATTGGTAAAAAAAGGCTGGGAAGATGCCGGAGAGGGTATTGCCACCGTTTTCAGCAGCCAATATGGTATTATGGATGCCAAGGGAAAGGTGACTGAGATTTTAGTCACCCCAATCCTGCCTAATGGGGACATTTTGTCTCCACAGGAATTGGAAGATTATATATATACTCAACTCGAAGGAGCACAAAACATTCTTGCCGCAGACACCAAAGGTTTAGTTATCGCCACCAATGTAGCTGCCGATGGGTCTGCTGGCGAAAAATATCACGAACTTCAAGAGGTATATTATGCTGACAATATCAAAGCGGCTGAAGGTGTTAGAATATACACGGAAGCCTTGAAAGAGGCAAATGAAGAACAGCGGAATAAAGAACGTGGAACCGCTTTATTGGTGGGGCAAATTGGTCATGCCGAACTTTCAGCGCAATTCGACGAAGAGATTCAAGCGTGGAATGAGTATTTGAGAGAATACGGAAATTTCCGAGAAAAACTACAAGCGACAAAAGAAGATTACGACGAAAGAATTAGAAAAGCTACAACTCAGGGAGACCGAGAAAGGTTGAAAAAAGAGCGCGATGCAGCCCTTGCCGAGATTGAAACTAAACAGTCAGACAATTGGATCGCCTTCTTTTCATGGATTGAAACCATGTCTAAAAGCATGGCATCAAACATATATAACACTTTGCGCAATCAGCTAAATCAGATGCTTGATGCGGGTAAAATTTCAATAGAAGAATATGTAAGGGCAACACAGCAACTTGACCAACAATACCGCGACAAGTTGAATGAAAGAGGTAGATTTCAAACATATCAAAATCAAGGAATAAATGGCTTGATTGATAACTACCAGAAACTCGGAGATGCCATGCAGCTCAAAGGTGCCAAAACCGGCGATCAAAATGTGCAAGCAATGGGAGCCTCTATGTCCAAAGCAGCAGGAAAGGCATCGGGAGTGATTTCTATGATTGATATGATTGTTACATCAATTCATCAGACAATTCAAGCTATGCAACAACTGACGGATAGTATTGTCGACATGATGGCATCTTTTGGGCAAGATGCAGAAATTGATACAACATTAGGCAAATGGGCTGAATTATCAAATTTGATGTCCGAATTTGATAATCATGTGTATTCTTCGTGGGAAAAATTTAAAAGTGGCGACATAATGGGCGCAGCGTCAGAGGCGACCAGTAGCATACTTGGAGTTATTACAAGTATAAATAAATGGATAGAT